AAATCATACGGATATATACCACCACGCATATCCTTTATGATCGCGCCGGTATTTTCTAACTGTCTTCCGGCTCTATACGTTGCAGCAAATATTGGCCTGTAAGGTCCATTATATATCCAAGATAGATCGTCGGCCGTATGCATTGCTTCCGAGAAGGATAGCGCATAGTCACCAGTTACAGTTCTCTTAAGTATAGGAGCTCCTTGTCCTATGCAGTGCACGAAATCTCTCCCAAAGTTTTTTCCGTTTCTTCTCCAATTTGGCCCATAGACAGAACGAGCTATCAGAGGTTCGCCGGCTGCATTTTTAGGAATGTATCTCCATACACTAAAACCGGCCTTTGCCATAGAATAGCCACCACCGTCCGTTTTTAAGTACTCATAAACGTCTTGTACGAACATTTTTACAAGAACGTCGTTATATATCAACTGACCGGAATCCTTTGAGATACCACCGTATTGTTGGAAAGCTTTCGCGCCGCCTTCTTTCTTATGAGAGATAAAACCTACTTCTCTATTTGAGTTATCTATAAGAGCGATATCTGCTTTAGGATCTCCGCGGATCTGGTCAGATCCTGCTGTCACGACAGCTTTTATTCTGTATGAGCCTATTAGAACGTCTATAGGTCTACCTTCCTGCTCTACAGCAGCTCTAATCAGACCTATGAGTGACTCGGTTGCTTCCTGCTCTGCTTTCAAAACGTTTCTTGACGCAGGTTTTGCAATTACCTGAATTTGACCAATTTGAACAACACCGATAGAAGATATATTCAATGACTGACGATCCTTTAATAGTTTAGAATCTTTGAAAGTAGTTAAGACTTTATTTAGAGCATCGGATCTCCTATCAGTTACGATCGCCATCCTAGTACGCGTGACTTGCTTTATTTCGTAACCGAGTCCCTTGAGACTCTTTTCAATCTCTGCATAAGTCATTTCACTCTCTTTTAGGTATTTTGTGAAGGAAAGCATCTAATAAGCCTATAGTTTTCTTTTATTTATAAAAGAAAGAAGAGGCTTTACGCCTCTTCATAAACTGCATTTACTTTCGTTGTAAAGAACGGAGGAGTCCAGCCGTTAAAACCAGATCCTAGGTTCATCTTTCGACAGAGATCCCTTGCTTTTTCTTCGGAACAGCTTAGCTTGATTAGCAAGCCTGTGTCCTTTTCAAGGATATCATAACCATCTTCATGTTTCTTCACGCTGTAGCTCATTGTAGATCCCCTACTTCAAATAGACCTTTTTTACCTTTTGGCTTGATGTCCCACTGTTGACTAAATGTGGACTTGTCAAAAACCGATTCATCACTATCATCGCTACTCTTAAACTTACTATCGTTTCGTTTCTGCTTCTTATCGTCCTGCGGTTCTTTAAAAAGAGTCTTCTGTGCGCTCTCTTCAGCATCGAACAGTTTCATCTTCGCTCTGTCAATACCGACAACGAAGCGACGATAGTGGCCTAGATCACCCCAACGGTTCTTCAACTGTTTAAAGATGATCTGACCTCTGCTCTCAAGATCTTCAGAAGTAACAAGACCAAAGATTGCGTCGGCGGTATGAGTGATACCCATAGACTCAGATGTATTCGATAGTTCAACATCTGAGCTATCATACGCGCTACGGTTAAACTGAGATGAAGTAACGATAGCAACGTTGAACTCCATCGCAAGACCACGAACCTCTTCAGCGATAGACTTAACAAGAGTATAGGAATTCGCTGCGGCTGCACCCTTTACTCTTGACGATGCGCAGATGTTAAGATAGTCCAAGAAGATAACATCAGGAACGAAGTTCTTTTTTAGGCGCAACTCGTTTAGCAAGTGTCTGAAATGACCCGCATGCGCAGACGCAGTTGGATATTCCTTAATGATTAACTTGCCAGGAGTCTTACCCTTAAACACGGACATCTTTTTCTCAAATACGTCGAGAGGAAGTTCCTTTACCTCGTCGAGTGTAATGTCCATGATATTCGCGTCGATACGGCGAGCAACTTCTTGTTCAGCAAGTTCCATCGTTACGTATAGGACGTTCTTACCAAACAGAAGACTGGATGCCGCCATGTGGCATTTAACGAGAGACTTACCGAAAGCAGTTTAGGAATGGCACCCTTATCGTATTCTTTATCCTGACCGTCTAGGATTAGGATTGCTTTACGAATCGAGTTATAGAGATCCTTGTCTTGGCAAAACTTTTCTGTCTCGTCAACTAGGAACTGGCCATTCGTAGTTTTATCTACAACCAACTCGTCAATAAGATTGACTACATCTTTATACGAGGACTCGTTAAGATCCTTTCGCTTGTCAATGTAGATCTTAAGAGCCTCTGTTGATGGAGGCTCCTTGTACTGATTCATATATTCTGTGTATGTTGAAAAGATCTTTCGAAGACTATTGTCGTCGAAGTATTCCTCTTTAATATAAGGGAACACCTTGCGGCAATAGTCTTCGTTGTAGATCAGATTCGACAGAATTGTCTTTTCGATCATTCTTCGTCTTCATCCTCGTAATCGTCATGTTTTACAATTTCGTTTTCGTCTTTTAGAATAACGTTTCCACCAACCGTATACGCGTTCTTGATGAACTCTGCGAAGTTGGTCTGTTTAAACATTGTATCCCAGAACTCTCTACTGTCAACAATTTCTTTTGCTCTAAGAAGCTTTTCACTGATAATTTCTCCAGTGTCTGGATTGACTGCTTCGTACCAACCAACCTTTGGTTTACGAATGAAGCCGCCTTTTTCAGCAACATCGAGTAGACCGGACCATCTTGCGATACCGCCTTCCCAACTCACGCTAATCGGAATCTTTGATTTTTCTTTAACGTGACGAGACTTCTCGATATTAATGACGAAGTGATAACCCTGGATCTCAGTACCAACCTTATCCTGTTGACGACCGATGATCCAAATTGCGTCAGCCGAGTAATAGATACCGGTACCACCGCTAACGATGTCTTTAGGAAACAGACCGATCTCTTTGTATGTATGGTTGACCGCAATCAAAGGAATGTCCTTAAGGTTCAAATGCGGAGTCACGATACGGAATAGAGACTTAAGAGCCTTGGCACGAGACATATCGGCAACGGACTTACCGTCCAATGCGTCTTCGACTTCTTTCTTGGATGCAAGGTTACCAACGGAGTCAATGATGATGATAACGTTGTCCTTCTTCTCGATCTTATCGAGCTGTTGAGAGATGTCAAACTTCAGTTCTTCAACGTTCGTGATTGGCGTATGAACGGTTCTTGCCATGTCAATACCAAACGACTCAAAGTAGGACTGAGGAGTACCAAATTCCGAGTCATAGAACAAAAGGATTGCGTCCTTGTTCCGTTCGAGGTAAGCTCCTGCCATAAGCAGAGCAAAAGCAGACTTAAAGTGTTTCGATGGGCCTGCCAGGACTAGAAGACCCGGAGCTACACCGCCGTCAATACGACCGGATAGAGCTACGTTCACCATAGGAACTGGAGTTGGAGCCATATCCTTCTTACCATAAACCTTTGACTCCATAAGCGGTGCCGTAAGTTTAATGGTGCTATTCTTTACGAGTTTGTCTAACAGACTCATGCTATCTTCCTTCTATGATTGCGAGTAGCTTGTCTTTATAGCCCTGGATCTTTTTTACACGATCGGGCCAATATATTGTCGATTTTTCTGGATTCTTGCAGAGATTATCTAAGAACGGTGTGATAGCATTATATAGTCTATTCAGTCTTTCTTGAAGATCTTCGATCGCGACTTGATCTTCTGCGTGTGCAGACTCAAGCTTAATTGCCGTTTCTTTGACTTCTTCAATCTCATCGTCGATGAAACTAAAACCGAAATCAAAGTCTATGATTTCTTTATTTGCCATGTGTTAACCCTCCACTGAGTGGTAAGAGAGGAGCTTTCGCTCCTCTCCTATCATTACTTTATGAGGTCTCTGAAACGTGCGAGATCTTCGTCATCATCGTCGATGGTATCCATGTCAGATGAAGTCTGCTTCATATCTGGAGCAGGAGCGCTCTTTGAGAAGCGGCTCATGTCAAGATCCTCGTCAACATCGTCGCTTGCGGAGCGCGAAGCATCGACCGAGTCACCAGTGAGGTTAAGAACGCGATGCAGCTTTGCTTTAAGTTCTGCATACGGTTTGAAATGTTTTTCATGGATGATTTCCTGAAGGGAATGTTCATCTTTCCAAACGCGTTCGAGTTTTTCATCATCTTCGAACAGTGGACCAGGACCGTCGAATTCCGACTTATCATAGTTTGCGTAACCTTCAAACTGACGGATCTTAAGACGGAAGCTTGCGCCTTCCCAAAGATCGAACGGATTGACTGGCTTTTCATCTTCGAACTGAGGGTTCATCAGATCGTTGAGTTTATCAAAGATCTTCTTACCGAACTTAAACAGGAATACTTTTCCATCGTTGTCCGGGTTACCGCTGTCTTTAATAACATAGACGTTTGCGATATAATGAAGGCGACGCTTTTGCTTACGTGCCTGTTCTTTATCGGCGTCGACACCAGTGTTCCAAAGCTTTGAGTTAAGCTCGGAGACAGGATCGTCCTTGCCGAGAGTGGTTAGGGAGTTTTCGATAGCGAGAGCTGAGAGTTCAATTTGTCGAGTGACTTTGAACGGTTGTTTTTAAGTGCGGCGAAATCCACCATATTAGTATCTCCTTATGTGCGATGTATAGCTTTGTATTTGCAATGGTGTGGAACGTTCCACGCCATTATTTATCTTCAAAAAAGTGTTCTTTGACGATTTTCGAGAATTTTTTTGTATCCACTTCCATAAATGGATAATACTTTCTTGATAGTCTAATAATACCAGGCGCGACGAATTTGTCAACTATTTCTTTCTCCCACATATCATAAACATTTGACAACTTTGCCAAAATTGAAAACGTTTCGAGAGAGATCTCTTTGCGCATGTATAGTGTTATGATAAAGGGATGTTGACCATTACTTACCAAAAAGTTGTCCTGATAGGTTGGCCTGAGCTTCTTCAGTTCGTTCTTGAATATGTAAGTAAGAGACTCGTTTCTCTTTTCCCACTGAACGAACACTTCTTCTCCACTGTCCTCGACTATATCACGGATCCATACCTTTGGATTGTTTATAATGCAAGGTAGTTAACATAGACTCGAAAGGAGTCTTCATTAGCATAGTTTAGTAAGGTCATTCTCTTCCTTCTTCACCATTCTCACTGCGACTGCTTCTTCACGTATCTTCTCCTTGAGAATAGAAGATTTCTTTACGATCTCAGCAACAGTCTCAATCTCAAGGTCGTGTTCTTTAGCATACTCGACTAACGCATCAATATAAGTTGCGCCGCCTGCGAGTTTACTAGAGATTTCCATATGTATCTTTTCTGCCGTTCTTGTAATAATCATTTAACTCTTAAGCACCTTGATATTATTGAGCCAACCATTAACGGCAGCGTGAATTCTTTCAACCGGTTGGCCTTCAAACCCACGAGACTCGATTAATTGTTCGTTCTTAAAGTAATGGACGTGGTGTCCGCTATCATCTTTATAGATTTTTGCTGAATACACAATTCCTTGATTTTCTCGAATCAAAGTGTCGACTAGTGTGCTGCTCATAGTCTTCTCCTTATTTTATTGGTGCTAACTGTCTCTTACCTGTTGCCCAAGCAACGGCATGCCTCTCGACAGTCTCGATTGGAAACTTAGCATAGTCTTCTTCAAAAAATTTATGGCCATTCGCATCATGATAAACGATCTTACTATCGCCATCTAGGAATGTATATACAGAAGCGACGGCACCGTGTTGATCTTGTACCTGCACATGCAGATCGTTGTAAGCGTTGCTCATGTAGTCTCCTTATTTTATCATAAAACCAATTCTAGGTACGTCTAGAAAGCCATCAGCATCGTCGTGACTTTCTATATAAGTATAACCCAACTTTTCATATTTGTCAACCAATATCTTATTGTCTTCCCAAATTGGAATGAGTTCTTCATACTTTGGATCCGGAGTGTCTCGCAGGTGTACTTCAATGATACGGCCGCCGACAAATTCAATATTTAACGTGGATACATTTGAGTCTGCTATCTCTTCGAATAGAAGTCCTGGTTCGAACTTCATATCATCTATACGAGTCCATCTACGAAACTTGTAAAGAGTATTCTCGTCTCTCTCGCCTAGGTAGCACGATACTTGCTTCCAAAAACCTGCCCACTCGTAAGTGACTGAATACTGCGGACCTTCAAACCATTCGCACCAGAAGTAGCCTGGGGGTGTTGCAGACATATCTCCAGCTTCTATGTACTTCTTTTTTGCACCGGCACCCATTCCTGATAGATTCATAACCGGCCTTACGATATAGTATCCACTCTTACTAGGTGCTATACCAGACGGACCACAGTCATACCCAAGATCTTCAGCAAGCCAGAGCTTGTTAAACCACTTTCTTTGATCCGGAAACATACGATATACACGATCGTCATCCAAATCTAAATCTCCTCGAATAGGATCCTATCTACGTATTCATTTTTATCTTTTTCAGATATTCCCATCGAAAGTATAGATCTATGTAGGTGTGGATTTAACTTCTGATTGCGACAATATAAGTTGTGTCGTTTCTTTAGCTCTAACGGATTTGTAACGTACAGGTTCTTACTCATATTCGTTACGTAGTACTCAACAAGATGCAGACAAGTTTTGGTTAGTTGTTCTATCTCTTCCTCAGTCTTTAGATTACCAGCCGCGATCATTGAGTCTGAAAAGATCTCTTTGGCCCAGACAGGAAGTTCCCTTGGCTTTGACCAAGATAGATCCTTTACTGAGTCTCGCATATAGTTGAGATAGGGATGTTCCGGTTTTTCGTCTGTAATTGGAGAGAAGTCAAAGAACGACCCGGTGATCTTATTAGGACCGGCAACTATATCAAAACCAAGTATCGGAAAGTTCAAGAATTCGTGTGGAAATATATTGAGATGCATCAACCATAGCTTCTGCGTCTCTCTATTGTCGATGGTCTTTAAATGACACTTACGAACGTATTTCGAACTCCAAATATTATCTCTCCAGCCGTCGAATAGTTGTAGAGAGTCTTTGCGTTCGTAGTTAGTTTCTAAGATCTCTTCAATCTTGCTTGACAGCTGAATCAGCGAGTTCCATAGCTCCAAAGTACTCCTCCAATTCTTCTAAAATCTTTTGTACCATATTAAAGCATACTTTTGCTTCTTTTTCTAGACCGTCGTGAATGCTACTTCTGATGATCGTCTTTAGCTCGTCCACGTCGCCTTCGAATTCATAAAACAAGGTTGGACCAGGAACTAACTTCTTTATGATCTGCCCACCCGATAGATCTCCCATATGTCTTACGTACATGTGCGCTATAAGTTTTTCTTTATCTTGCGCAATAGCTTTAATGTGATTGACATAATCATTAGAACCTGGCATTATCGGAGCATCTTTAAATCCGTTTTTGGTTTCCATGTCCATGACATCGTTTAGTAATGCAGGAGCTCTCATAATTCTATCAAGGTTTTCTCCAAAGATGTCAACTTCGGCTGCACAGTACTCTAACGCAATATACACATATAACTGATTGGAAAGATACACATAGTACTGATACGGTGTTATCTGCTTCTTTAACATTCTATTCATGAAAGCAGTTCTCTCTGCTCTCCTATGCTCTTCTTTGGTGAGCTCTCTCAAGTTACTCATGGTTTACATATATTTCCTTTACTCATAACAGTTTCAAATCCAATCTTGCTAAATTCCTCAAAGTTCTTAGATATTATTTTACATAGCTCTGTTTGTTTGTCAACAAAATTTAGGAGACCGGTCTTTATTCTCTCGTCAGAAACGGTAGATCTTACGAACTGTTTCTTTGTTTCTTGAATGAAGTCGATAGAATAGTTTATGTTTAGCATGGCATCTATCCTTTATGATGTATACTATTTATCAACTATTTTGAAGTTGCGACAAACACTCCGTTCCAATCCTTCGGCAGCTTTTGAGTTTTCATAAAGACACAGCGGTTGATCCATATTTTATAGTACTCTCGCATCTTACCATCGAAAGAATTTGTCAACTGCTTACACATTTCAATCGCACCGTTAAAATCTTGAGAGCGATATAGATCGTACATCTTATCGTGAAGTATCTTGCTCTCGTGATATTCCGGTTTCACGTCGTCAAGAACCGTGTATATGTCTAGACCAATCGTCTTTCCTTTTACAGCAAGATCGTCGAGCTTCAGATAGAAGAAGTCTTCATTCGTTCTGCGAACGGTTTCTGGGCCAATAATGAGTAACACCCCGTAGGACTTGCACTGAGACTCAAGTCTTGCTGTCGTGGAAACAGCATCACCTAGTACGTCATATGAGTGACGTTTGGTGGATCCCATCTCTCCAATGTATCCTAGACCAGTGTTGACACCAGCACCCATTCCTACTGGTGGACGACCCGATGCAACGAGCTTTTCGTTGAACTTTTCTACAGCCTTTAACATGTTGAGAGCAGTCTTAACTGCTGTTTTCGGGTGTTCTAGATCTTCTACAGGTGCATTGTGTATATGCATTGATGCGTCACCGATATACTTGATGATCATACCACGGGCATCTAGAACGGGCTGAGTGATGGCATCCATATATCCGTTCATTACTTCCGTTAGACCCTTAACGTCGTCACCAAAGGACTCGCCGAGAGGTGTAAATCCACGAAGGTCAGAGAAGCAGATTGAAACTTCTTTCTTAACGCCTTCCTTAACTAGTTTAGGATTCTTTTGTAGGATCTCAACAACTTCAGGTGAAGCATATCCTCCGAACTGTTTCTTAATTGCTTGCTTCTGTAGAAACTCGTCTATAAACTTTACTGCATATCGAACCAAACCAAGGAGTACTAAACCTGCTGGGATGGATATGCCGTCTATAAGCATCTTATATTCTGAGAAAGCATATATGCTAGTTCCGATACTTGCCCCGACGAGTAATACGAAGAAGCCTAGACCTACATATGTCCATCTTGACAGAAGTATCAGTAAGGATCCTCCTACAACAAACGCAAGTAGTTCAGCGCCGGCAGCCCACGCAGGTCTCTCTATGTTTGCGTTATTGAACACTGTTCCTAATAGCGCAGCCTGAAGATCGTGCGGCCAAACGTTTCCTGCTGCAGTCGCTATCGGATTGTTTATACCTGCCGCAGTAGGAGCAACAAAGACTACAGCTCCGCCGAAGTCTTCAGGAAGATTAGCTGCACTTACTGATATTGATTTTTGACTCCAGTCAATCCATACTCTTGCGAGTTCGTCTGTCGTTATAGAACCGAACTGTGGTACTCTTAACTTATCAACTCCAAGCGGAGAGAGACGGATCTGAAAGCTTGGATCTCCAGCAAGAACGCGAAGAACTTCTAACGTTAAGTTTGGATACAGTACACCTTCGGATCCAATGACAAGAGGAACTCGTCTTGTGACGCCGTCCGGTTCTGGTAGAGTATTCACTATACCAGATCCTATTGCAAACTTTTCTAGCTGAGGAATGTTTGCAATGATGCCTGGATATGAAAGAATGAGATCTTGATATTCAGAATTAATGATTGCCGCGCCTGGGTTAATAGGTTCGTTTACAGTTCTATCACTACCGACTATATTCAAAATCGTTGGATATACACCCATCGTCTCTGCAAGAATAATATCCTCGTTAAAACGATCGTTCTCGCTCATTAGGACTCCAAAAACAACGAGCCCAGCGTTTCTCGTGTATAAATCTTTAATTAGTGCAGCATAATTTCCACGAGGCCATGGCCACTGACCTTTTTCTTCAATCGCAGCTTCATCTATGTTTACAGTATAGATGTTATTCTGAACCGGTTCTTGATTTATTATCAATTGGTCAAAGTATCTTAGCTTTACACTCTCTAGAAAGCTAGGGTTATTCGCAATTAATAGAGTAAGTAATCCAAGAACTAATATGCTCCAAATTGGAGAAAGCAGTATCTTTTTCATCATTTCGTTTTCTTTCTATTCAATAACATTGCTTTTAAATCATCAGCCTGGCTAACTTCCTTTTTA